ATGGATTGTTACGATTTTGAGCTGGATTTGCCGCCGGAGTTTTGCCACTATCAGGATAAAGGGTGCGAGTTTGCCGATTCCTGCCTCGACTGTCCCTTCCCCGAATGCCTCTATGCCCAGCCGGGGGGCAAGCAGCGCTGGCTGAAGGCTTTAAGGGATGAGGCTGTTTTAAGGCTGTTTAAAGACCAGGGTAAGAAGGTTAAGGATTTAGCCCTGATGTTCGGCGTCAGCCGGCGCACCATCCAGCGGATATTAGAACGGGCTAAAGAATCTACCCCGAATTTAAGTTTGCAAGGGAGGGATGATGGATAAGAATTCTGTTGTCTCACAGTTGAACCGCCAGGATATCGACCGGCTGCGGGGCTATCGGGAGAGGCTTGATTTCTACCACGGACGGCAGTGGCAGGGGAGAGAGCGGCGGGGGGAGAAACGGCTGACCTTTAACTATGCCAGGGTCTTTATCGATAAGGTTACCTCTTACCTTATGTCCGGGGTTAACTTTGCCGTGGACGCCGTCGAGGATTCGGCTGAAGCCGCGGAAAAAGCCCGCAGAGCCGAAGCCGCCCTGCACCGGGTCTACGAGGAGAACAACCTGGAGCAGCTGGACCTGGAAACCGAAATCGACTGCGCCATCCTGGGCGATGCCGGCTATAAAATCACCTGGGACAGCGAAGCCAAGAGGGTGAGGGTTAGCGCCCCCGATATCCAGGGCATCTATGCCTGGTGGCTGGGGGATGATACCTCCCGGGTGTGGCGGGTGGCTTCTAAATACAGCCTGACCGCCGAGGAGAGCCAGTTCCTCTACGGGGTGAAGCCCCGGGGTAAAACGGCGACTGTAGTTGAGCTGTGGAGTGACGGCGAATTCCAGCTTTGTCTGGATGACGCCCTCATCGAGAGCAAGCCCAATCCCTACGGCTTTATCCCCTTTATTGTCTACCCCAACCTGAGGGAGCCGAAGCAGTTCTGGGGGATATCCGACCTGGAGGCGATTATGGAGTCCCAGCAGGAGCTTAACCGGGCGATGTCGCAGCTATCGAGAATACTGGAACTTTCGGGCAACCCCATTGCTGTGCTGGAGAACGTGGAGGAGGCCGAGGATATCGCCGTTAAACCGGGGGCGGTCTGGAATATACCCGAGGACGCCAAAGCCTACCTGCTTGACCTGCTGCAGGGGGGTGCGGTGGGGCTGCACATAGATTATATTAATCTGCTCTATAGAATCCTGCACGATATTTCCGAGTCTCCCCGGGCTGCCTTCGGCGGCACCGAGCGGGACTTATCCGGGGTAGCCCTGGAGATTGAGCTTAACCCGCTGCTGCACAAAGTAAGGCGGAAGCGGATTATCCGCACCGCCGCCTATAACCGCAGAAACCGGATGATTTTAAAACTGCTGGAAAAGTACCAGGGAGTGGATTTCGGCCAGAACCGGCTGCGGGTAATCTGGAACCCGGTGCTGCCCCAGGATATGACCCGCCTGGTATCCAACGAGCAGACGCTTGTCCAGAGCGGTATTCACTCCCGGCGGGGAGCCATGGAGGAGATGGGCATCAAGGACCCGGAGAGCGAGTTCGGGCGGTGGCTGGAGGAGAGGGAGACTATCTTAAAGATGAATAAATCGAATAACGCCAAGTCTGCCAGCGGCGGAGAGGGAGAGAGAGCTTCAGCCGGGGAGACAGGCGCTAGCGAATCCCCATCATAAGGAGGAAAAATGGCAAAAAACAACAATCAAAACCAGGAGAAAGAGCCCGACGGGGGGGAGCTGGATGGCTCCCGGGCTGCCGAGATGGAAGAGCAACTGGCGGAGAAGAGTTCCCGCCTATCCGAGCTGGAGCAGGCTCTGGCTGAGAGGGACGGGCAGATTAGCACCTTAAAGCAGTCTGTTACCGAGCTGGAGACGCAAATGAACGGGTTGAAGGATGGCCAGTCTCAGGCGATAGCCAGCTACCGGGCGCTGGTCATCAAGTCTAATCCCGAGCTGCCCGAAGAGCTGATTACCGGCGACAGCGTTGAGGAGATTGATGAGTCCCTGGCCCGGGCCGAGACCCTTATCAACAGGGTGAGGCAGCGGCTGGAGACCGAAATTGCCGGAGCCAAGATACCGGCTGGGTCGCCGCTACGGACGGCGGCTGACCTTTCCGCCCTGTCCCCGCAGGAGAAGATTCAATACGCTATGGGAGAAAGGAGATAGAAAATGGCTTTAACACTAGATGAGGCAGCCAAGCTGTCCAACGATATGCTGCTCCAGGGGGTGGTCGAGACCGTCGTCAAGGACTCGCCTGTCCTGCAGCAGATGCCCTTCATCGAGATTGTGGGCAACGTCCTGACCTACAATCAGGAAAAGACCCTGCCCACTATCGATTTCTACGATGTCGGCGACCCCTGGGCTGAGTCGACGCCGACCTTTGAGCAGAAAATAGCCACCCTCAAGATTATGGGCGGCGACGCCGATGTCGATAACTTCCTCAAGGCGACCCGCAGCAACATCCAGGACCTGGAAGCGGCTGTGGTCGAACTCAAGGCCAAGGCGCTGCGGGATAAGTTCGAGGAGACCTTTATCTACGGCGATTCCTCGGTCAACGCCAAGCAGTTTGACGGGCTGGTGAAACTGATTGACACCGCCACCGCCGGCGACCAGCTGATATCCATGAACGGCACCGGGGCTACCCTGACCCTTGCCAAGCTGGACGAGCTTATCGATGCGGTCAAGGGTGGCAAGCCCGATGTGCTGCTGATGAGCCGCCGCTCCCGGCGCAAGATTAACGCCCTGGTCAGGGCTGCCGGCGGCATGATTGAGACCGATAGAGACCGCTGGGGTAACTTCGTCCAGCTGTGGGACGGCATCCCCATCGGGGTAAACGACTGGATACTGGATACCCACACCTTAAGCGGTGGGGTGGAGACAGCCACCACCGGCGGCACCTGTTCCACAATATACGCTTTCCAGATGGGGGAGGGGGCGCTGTGCGGGCTGACCGGGCCGGGCCACCTGACCGTGGAGCCAATCGGCTCGCTGGAGACCAAGGACGCATCGAGGACCCGCATTAAGTGGTACTGCTCGCTGGCGCTGTTCAGCTCCATCAAGGCGGCTGCTTTAATCGGGGTCAAGGACTAAAAATAAAGCTGATTTAAGGGGGAGCCGACAGGCTCCCCCCCGAGGAGGGGAAAATGAACAATAGAGACGCAGCCCGATGGCTCTGCCACTACCGGCTGAGCAAATACCACCAGGACATTACGCCCTACCGGGGCTCGGAAGCGGCTTTCCATGAGCGCTTCCAACCCTACGAGGTAATTGAGGGCGAGGGCAACTGCCTGCTTAATACCGGCATCGACGAGATGTGGGACCTGATTATCGGCGACTCCGCCAATCACTTAAGCAGCACCTACGCCCAGGTGGGGGTGGGCGATTCCACCACCGCCGCCAGCCCGACCCAGACCGACCTTCAGGCGGCTACCAACAAGACCTACAAGGGCATGGAGAGCGGCTATCCCACCTCGACTGACCAGAAGGCGACTTTTAAAGCCAGCTTCGGGGACGCTGAAGCCAACTACGCCTGGAACGAGTGGGTGGTCAAGCAGTCGTCCAGCGCCAAGTGCCTCAACCGCAAGGTTGAATCCCTGGGCACCAAGTCCAGCGGCACCTGGACACTGGAAGTAAGCATAACCTTAAGCTGATAGCCACCGGCTATTGGAGGACTGGATGAATCCGGTAAAGATAAACGATACAACCTATGAGGTGACGCTGCCCCGGGGGGATAAGGTTGAGATAGGGGACCGGGAGGCGGCTGACTTTAAGCCCCACCTCAAGCTCAGCCGCTGGGAAGGGGAGAGCTTTATCAAGGTCAGTCTGCCCACCGCCGCCCAGAGCAGCCCTGTTATCGAGGGGGAGAAGGTGGGGTGGGTAGAGACCGACCTGGAAGCCCGCTTCTACCCCCTGGAGCCGACGGTTGCCGGGGGCTTTACCCAGAATGAGTTGGGCGGGTTTGAGTTCGAGATTATCCTGAAAAAGAAGCCACCGACGAACCAGATAGTCCTGGACATAGAGACGCAGGGGCTTAAATACCACTACCAGCCCCCATTGACGCCGGAAGAGATAGCTGAAGGGCGTGTCAGGCCCGCTAATGTAGTCGGCTCCTACGCCGTCTACCACGAAAGCCGGGGCAATATGCACGCCAGCCAAGCCGATGCCGAAAAGTACAAGTGCGGCAAGGCGTTTCATATCTACCGCCCCAAGGTGATTGACGCTAAAGGCGATTGGCTGTGGGGCGGGCTTAACATTGACGAGAAAGCGGGCACCCTGACAATCACCATCCCGCAGGACTGGCTTGATAAAGCCGTTTATCCGGTGCTGGTTGACCCTAACTTCGGCTACGAGACAAAGGGCGGTACCTACTATGCCTATTGGGACTTTGACGGTAGCAAATTTACCGCCCCATCAGGTGGGACAGTAACCTCAATCAGTATGTATCTAATGACCTCTAACGGGGGTAATGTCAATTTTGGTTACTACAACGACAACGCTGGGGCGCCAGGGACTCATGTTGCCCACGGGACAGCCGAAAATCTAGGTTCGTTTGATGATTGGAAAACCATCGCCGTAAGCGGTTCTATTACCAATGGCAATTTCTACTGGCTGGTGGGGCAACAGGACGCTACTATTACTGACTACTACGACAGTGGAGACGCTAATCAAGAAGCTTATAATGGGAGTTACACCTTTGATACATGGGGAGATAACCCAACCATAGGTCAGTACTACGCCGCTATACTTTCCATCTATGCAACCTATACGACAGGGGGAGCCACCGAAAGATTATCATCTGATAGCGGCTCCGGCGCTGACGCTCTGGTTTCCCTGCAGACGCCGGCGGCAAAGACTGCCTCTGATACCGGTGCCGGGGTTGACGCCTGTGTTTCAGTGCAGACGCCAGCGGCCAAGACGGCTTCTGATGCCGGCTCCGGCGTTGAAGCCTTTATCGCCCGGCTGCTGGCCGCCGCCGAGACCGGCTACGGCGCCGAAGCCAGTGAAATCGGGGGTGGGGGTCTGCTCAGACACCTCTTTGCCAGCGAGTTGGGGGAGGGTGCCGACGGGCTGACCGCCAAGATTGAAAAGCCGAACAAGGGGGGAGGCATGAGACTATGGACCTGAATACGATGAGAAGCATTGTCCGGCGTGATTTAAAGGACGAAGACGCCGGGGACTACCGCTGGGGCGATGACGAGCTGAACCGGCACATTGACCGTGCCGTAAGGGAATATTCCGAGGCGGTGCCCCTTCCGGCTAAAGCCACCCTGCCCACCAGCGCCGACTCCAGGGTGATTGATATCTCCCCGCTGACCGAGCGGGTTATGGTGGAGGCGGTGGAGTATCCCTTGGGCCTGTTCCCGCCATGCTACCAGAAGTTCGCCCTGTGGGGGCACGCCCTGACCCTGTTCGGGGAAGAGACTCCCGACGGCTCCGACTGCGCTGTCTATTACGGGATATTGCACACCCTTGACGCTGACGGGTCGACCATTCCTGCCCGGCATGAGGACCTGATTGCTACCGGCGCCGCCGGCTATGCCGCCGTGGAGTGGGCGGGCTACGCCATCAACCGGGTGAGCCTGGGTGGGGCTACCACCCCTAAAGAGTTCCTGGCCTGGGGCAATGAGCGGTTAGAGCAGTTCCGCAGCGAGCTGAAGCGGCTGGGGAGGCGAAACCAGGTCAGAATCCGCCAGCTCTACCGCCAGTAAAGGAGGCTGCCATGAGAGTGAGAGAGGTACTGGCCAAGACTAAAGATGATTTGCCCCGGGAGGCGTTTGCCATCGTCGGGGACGCTAATGACCCGGAGACCTGGAAGCTGCCCCACCACAAGAAGAGCATCCTCCGGGCGCTTAAAGGGCGGCTGGATATAGAAAAGACGGTTGACTGGGAGCGGATGCCGGCGGCGGTGGCGGCGCTTTCCCCGGGCGGCTACCGGTGGCGGCGGGTTGAAGCCACCCCGGGGCAGATAATCAATGCCGCCCGGCACCTTGCCGGCCACTACCGTAAAGCCGATAAGCCGCTGCCGGACACCCTGGCGGTGCTGGTTTAGGAGGTAAAGATGCTCGGAAAAATATACAAGTGGCTCTGGAGCCGTATAGGGGGCCGACCCTGGACCTATATCATCCGGGATAGCCAGAAAACCTACCCCCTGCTGTGGCTGCTGGGGTTCGGGGCGCTGGGCATAGTGCTGGGGCATATTTTCTGGTAAAGGAGGGCTTGATGAGACAGCTTAGCTCAACGTTGCTCGCCGCCCAGCAGGAGGCTTCCCGCCTTCCCTGTATTAAGGTGGAGGCTACCAATAAGCACGCCGGGGTGGTCAACCTGCGCTGGGAGAGGCTCTATGAAGGCGCCGAGGACGATTACTACCACGCCGTGACCATGCCCGGCGACGGCTCTTTAATCAGGGTTCGGGTAACGCCCCCGGCTGACGCCGGCAAGCTCTACCGCCAGAGGGTGGCTGACCCCACCCCCCAGTCCGATTTCAGCCAGTGGGTTTATACCAGCCAGTACGATGTGATTACGGCTACCTGCTGCTCGCTGGGAGGGGAGGTCTATATCTTCTGGGTTAACGGCGACCGTAAGCTCTACTACCTGGAGAGCACCAACTACGGGGCTAGCTGGGGCGGTCCCCAGCTTCTGGCTTACACTCCATCTACCGCTGTTAACGGGCTGGCGGCGGCCCACAAGGACAACGGCGATATCGCCCTGTTCTTCGGCGACCAGACGACCCTCTACGTGATAAAGCGGGTGGACGGCAGCTGGCAGGGCAAGGTTGCCTGGGACAAGTCGACCGGCGCCATCTCCGGCGTGGCTACCGTCTACGACGGCGACTGGAACCTGTTCATCACCGGCAAAGACAGCGACGGCAATTTCAAGCTGTGGTCGCTGGTCTACGGGGATGGGGGGGAGGTTGCCGCCGGAAGCTGGTCTGAGCTAAAGGATTTTGCCTCCGCCCCCGCCGACGGCGACTTTCAGTACCGCACCGCCTTTATGGCCAAGCCCGATGTCTACCGCTGCTTCTTCGTCGAGAAATTCGACGGCAGCCAGGCTTACAGCCGACCCGGCTGGTCGCCCTCGGTGCCGGGGGCTAAATTCATTGATAACCTGTGGCACGAGCCGGTACCGTTTAATCTGTCCAGCCAGTACGGGCTGGCGGTTGCCCACCACGGCGATTACTGCTGGCTGACCAGCCCCGCCGGGGTGTGGCGGGCTGAGCTTGGCTCCCAGAGCCTTGATTTATCCGCCGATATAATTTCATTGAGGGAGGAGCTGAACCCCACCATGGGAAGCTTTACCGTGGAGTTGCGCAACGACGACGGGCGCTACGCCGCGCCGGGGGAGGGGGACTTATCCGTCCTTGATATCGGCTGCCAGCTTGATTTCAGCCCCGGCTATGTCACCGCCCAGGGTAATGAGGTCAGCTCCGGGCTGTCTTTTATGCTTAATTCTTACGAGCACACCAGCGCCGGCGGCCAGTCCAGCCTGGTTCTCCATGCCGCCGACGGCTGGAGCCTGATTAAGGGCTGGAGAGCCCGCCACCAGTTCCGCTGGAATAAAGACGCTGACGAGATGAGTGTTAAGCAAATCCTGGCTTTTGTGCTGGGGAGGGTGGGTTTAAAGCTGGAGGTGAAGTCCCAGTCTTCGGTTATGTCCGGCTACTGCCCCGATTTCACCATCAACCCCGGTAACGGCGGTGACGCCGTTATCCAGAGGCTGCTTTCCTTCGTCCCCGATGTCTTCTTTATCGAGGGCAATACCGCCTGCGTGGTCAACCCCCTGGCTGACGACGGTTCCGATTACGCCTACGGTTCGGCGCATGCCGTGTTCGAGGGGAGGTACCGGCAGGCGGGGTGGGGGCTTAACCATGTCCAGGTGGAGGGCTACGACCCGGGGCAGGGTGAAGCCATAGTGGTTGACGCCTTTAGCTGGGGGCAGCTAGACCGCCTCTACGATAGACTGATACAGGTTGAGGATAAGAATCTGGATACGGTAACCAAAGCCGGGGAGCGGGGGGAGGCCTACCTGAGGCAGGCGGAGATTGAGGCAGCCGAGGGCGCTATCCTGACGCCGGTTAACTGCGGCCAGCAGCTCTATGATGTGGTTGACATAACCGACAGCCGGGCCGGATTGGAAGCGGCCAAGAGGCGGGTAATCGGGCTGACTTTAGTCTACCGCCCCCGCCGGGGAGAGTACCAGCAGCGTTTATTACTGGGGGGAGTATAAAGTGAACTTGAAGAAAGCGTTACTGAAGAGCTTTGATTCCGGCAGCTATACCGCTACTCTACAGCTTACCGGCAGCCGAACAGCCTACCTGGAGGGGGTGACGGTGGCGCGTAACCTGCCCGCCGCCGAGATGGTGCTGGGGCGGGGGGTGGCGGTTATCTTTTTTGACGAGCACAACGCCAAAGACGCCGTGGTGGTAGCCGTCTATACCTAG